CCTGGACGGTGGCCACATCGCTCGCCTCCAGTTCTCTTCCGCGAGCAACACCTTCCCTGACAGCCGCCTGGAGCTGCTGGCGAACGGCCGGTTCGGCTTCGACGTGGTCGCCGAGAATAACCGCTGGACCTCTGCCGAGGCCAACACCGCCGGCTTCGTCTGCGGCCCTGATGCCATCGCCATCGCCTCCGGCCTGCCGGTCGGCATGATCGCTGGTGAGTTCCTCGAGCAACGCGCCGTCACCACCGCCAACGGCCTGAGCTGTCTGCTCTCCGTCTGGTACAGCCGCGCGACGCGCTCTCACATGGCGTCCTACGACATCATGTTCGGCGCCGCGGCCGCGGACACGACCCAGGCCGAAGTTCTGGTCACCGCTTAAGGTTACCCATGAGAATCGCCACAACCATCTCGGTGGACCGAAACGACAAGGCTAAGATTGTCGCCGGCCCCGAAGTCGATGCGTCACTCCAGCGCACCAACTTCAACACCGCGACTATTCCCGAGGGAGGCAAACTGATCCTGTGGATACAGGGCAGTCTGGCACCGAAGATCCGCAAAGGTTAAACAACCAAAACTGGGGAGGCTGTTGGATACGCTGACAGCCTCCCCTTTAACCGAAACACAATTTTATGGCCGTCCAAGCAGACATTTCGACTGAGTATTCAATGGGCCGCGAAGGGTTCGCGCTGGTCACTAGCACCGCCGCTCAGACCGGCAACTGGTCTGGCTTGATTCCCGTTGAGCCGACGGTGTTTACGTCCATCACCGGCTACCAGATCTCCGGCACTTGGACATCCAAGACGATCCCTGCTGGCCTGCCGCTGGTGGGTAACATCACCGGATTTCAGATCTCATCCGGTAGCGTTGTGGCTTTCCTTGCTCGCAGCTAATGATCTCAATTGGAACATCAATCAACAGGACGCGATCCTTTAATGGGATCATGCCTGAGCCTCCGATTATGCGGAGGGATGTTCTACAAGAGGACGGCACATTCCTCTTGCAAGAAGATGGAACCAGCAAGCTTGTCATTTCGTATGGCACATTCGACAGCATAGTGCTGGAAGATGGCTCCACATTTTTAACACAAGAAGACTTGGGAAAACTAATCTTAACAGTTTACTGATATGGCAGACGCTAAAATCTCAGCACTAACAAACCTAACGGCAGCCGATGCAATAAATGACATGATCCCGATTGTGGACGTGTCGGATACTCCACCAGCCTCGGGGAATACCAAACGCATCAGCATCAACAACATCCTCTCATCCTCTCCAACCGCGAGTGGAGCACTGACTGTCACTGGACTCGTTACCGCTGGCTCCGCCACCATCACCGGCGCGGCTACGGTGGGGACGACGCTGGGTGTGACGGGTGTTTCAACGTTTGCCGCTGGCACAGCACTGCTTCCCGCTCTTACAACGACCGGAGACACCAACACCGGAATCTACTATCCTGCGGCAGATACGTTTGCTGTTACTACAGGAGGCACTGAGCGTTTGCGTGTAAACTCTGCTGGCAACGTTGGCTTAGGAATTACGCCGAATACTTGGGATAGCCCATACAAGTGCGTTCAGCTTAATGGAGGAAGCCTTTCTGTTTACCCTAGTACCGATTTATACCTTTCTCAGAATGCATATAACTCTGGAGGTTGGAAACGCGTAGCCGCTGGATACGCTTCGCAATACATTCAAACGAACAGTGAGCATCGTTTCCTGATCGCTGCAACTTCGCCCACTGTAGATTCTGCCATCACCTTCACCCAAGCAATGACCCTCGATGCGAGTGGGAATTTTCTGGTGGGTCTTACAAGCAATCCAAACACCGCTCGCGCCTATTTCCGCTATGACACGCTGACAACCCAGCCTGTTATTAATTCTGCAAGCATCGTTGCTGCTGGTACTGGCTGGAATCATTTCATCGGTCAAAGTGGAAACGGGTCTTCCGTCACTACCAACAACATCTTCATTCGAGGAAATGGCAATGTGGAAAATGCCAACGGCGTTTACGGAACCATCTCCGATCTGCGTCTGAAGGAGAACATCTCCGATGCTCGCAACTATCTGGCCGACTTGCTCAAGCTGCGCGTTGTCAAATACTCGCTGAAGTCTGAGGAGTCTGATGTCGCCACCAAGATCGGCTTCATTGCTCAGGAGGTCGAACAGGTGTTTCCTTCTTTGATTACCACAGACACCGACGACAACAAGTCGATCAAGACTAGCGTCCTGATTCCGATGCTGCTGAAAGCCATTCAGGAACTAACCGCTCGCGTCCAAACCCTCGAAGCCCGCTAATTTATGACCATCCTCTGGCTCATCGAACGCCTTCTCGTTAAGCCGACCGAAGGCAGCAATCCCGATGTCGTCATCACCGCCGATTGGCGTTGCAACGGCACTCAGGATCAATACAGCGGCACCTGCTACGGCTCCTGCTCGTTCCAACCGCCGTCTGGTGAGTTTACGCCTTACGACCAACTGACCGAGCAGCAAGTCCTAGACTGGTGCTACGCCAATGGAGTCGATCAAGCGGCTATCGAGGCGAATGTGACATTGCAGATTCAGAATCAGATCGACCCGCCCGTGGTGACGCTGCCGTTGCCGTGGGTGCCGGTGCCGCCTCCGGTTAAGGTTGCCGAGCCTGTGGTGGTTGCCGATACTGCCGCCGCATGATCAAGATCGAACTCACCCAGGAGCAGGCCAACAGCCTCCTCCAACTCATCGACATTGCGGTTAAGGCTGGTGGCGTTGCTAACGCCCGTGCAGCCCTTCCGCTTGTTGACCTCATAGTCGCAGCCGCACAGCCTAAATCCGAGTAATGGAACCAACGAACAGCAGCACCAGCCCTGGACTAAGCCTAGCAGCAGCGGCAGGTGCCACCGCTGTTTCGTTTATTCCAGCCCTCACTGACTGGGTAAGGCTTATCACGGCAGTGATCGGCTTACTTTGCGCCTGTTACGCAGCGTTTCGATTATTCCGCTCTAAATGAAAAACACGAAAACAACTCTCGCTGGTGTAGGTGCCATTCTGGTCGCTGTTGGTGGGGCTCTCAAGGCCCTGTTCGACGGTGACCCGACAACCAACCTCGACCTGACTACCACTATCGCCGCGGTCACTGCTGGTATCGGCCTGATCTGGGCCAAGGATGCCAAGGAAGTTACCGAGCCGAAGCCGTGAATTGGATCTACCAGATCCTTCGGGCAATCCTCGACTTCCTACGAGCAACACCACCAACCGATGTGCAACATGGTAAAGCTCCCGAAGCCCTCAAGAGCGATCTGGCTGGCCGCATTGTTGACCTGCCTGGGCTGCCAGGTGACCCGGGTGGTCCTGGTTCCAAGCGGTGATCCGGTGATGCTGGCGCAGCCGGTAAAGGCCAGCGTCTATGCTTTCGATGCCGACAAGAAGCTGGTCGGGCCATCCCGGGTAACGCTCCCGGCCGGCTGGTACGTCCTACCCAAGAAATAAAACTATGGCCCAGCAAACGATCAACATCGGCACCATCGCCAACGACAACACCGGGGACACCCTCCGCGGCGCCGGCGAGAAGATAAACGACAACTTCGACGAGCTGTATGCCGCCCTGCCGTTGGTCACACCTACGACCTGGGTGCCGACCCTCATCGACTCGGGCGGTGGCCGCACCTACGCCATCACCACCAACACGGCCCGTCACACGTCCATCGGATTCGTGACCACCTTCACCGCGGACATCACCGTCAACTCGGTGACAGGATCCGCTACGGGCAACCTCCGGCTATCGCTGCCCGACGCCGTGACCTACGAGGCCGCCGCCGCGGTATGGCTGACCAACGGCACCAACCAGGCTAAGACCTCAATCATTGCCCGAATAATTGCCGGCACCAGTTATCTGGAGCTGTCGCATTTCGAGACAGGAACCGCCACTAGCCTGGCCGCCCATCTCCAAGCCACCAGCCGCCTGATAGTCTCCGGCACCTACTTCACCACCTGATGACGACCATCGGATCCAGTCTCCAGCAGGGCATGGCGGTACTCCAGCAGATGCTGGGGGCGCCCATGTTCATCTGGGAGGGGACATCGATCCGGTGCATCCCGGCTGCCGTCAACGATGCCAACGTGCCCATCTCCGGTGGGTTCCAGGACAACGTGACATCGAGGATCCTGGTCATGTTCAGCGACTGGAAGACCTGCGACAGCACCCTGGTCTCAATGGACTCGACACTCTACACGCTCGACCAGGGGACCACATTCTCCAGGCTGCTCAAGGAAGACGGCCTGTTCATCCTCCAAGAGAACAGCGACCGCATCGCCCTAACCTTCTGCAAGCCGAGGCCGGTGGTCGGTAGGACGCTGGTCTACCAGGGACGCACCCTCCGCATCCTGTCCTGCCGTGTGGATGCCTCAGGTGCCTACTACAACCTCGAATTGGGAGCGAAGACCAAGTGAAATTCGGAGTCAACATGACGGTCGACAGCGGCAAGTTCGACCTTGCCATGAAGCAGTATCTGCTGACGACATCGCGCGATTTGCACAAGGCCATCAACAGCCGGTTCTTCTACCTGATGGTCCGGCTGTTCGTCCTGGTGCCGCCCAAGAGCCCAGGCCAGGAGCGCCGAAGGATCTCCGACTACCTAGGGACGCCAGTTGGTGACATCAATCGAAAGAGCAAGAAGACCGGCAAACGTGTTGGAACCTCAAGAATCCTGAAAAGGCTTCATTTGATTGTCCAAGCAAGGGCAGCCAAGGATCCAACCAAGAATTTTTCTGGAGGATTATACGGAAAGACGATGAAGAAAGCGGCGTCATCGTTCATGCGGAAAGCCATTGGATCGGTCGGATATCTTCGCAGTGCTGTGGTCAAATCAATCCGCATCTACAACCGCGGATTCAGCCAATATTCTGCCCCCAAGTGGGTGCCGTTGGTAAAACCTCCCGGATACAGGGCCAAAAAGAAACCAAACGCCGCTCTTGTGGCCATGGCCAACCAGTACGGTTTACAGGAGGAAAACGTGGCCATTCACAAAGGAACCGTTGCACATGGATTCCAGGCAGTTCCTGGATTCAATCCCACCGCTTTCGTTTCGATGCGTACAGGTGTTGCAGATAATCAATACAACCGGGTATCTGAAATTTACAACACGGCCATGCAGAAGGCCATGGACGACGAGACGACGGAGATGATCAACCACATGACCGAGGCCCTCCTGGCCAACGGCAAGGTTCTTGAAGACAACGGAATCTCAATCAAATGAACGCCGTCGCCCTAAGAGCAGAGCTTGCAGTCGCTGACTATCTGGCAGCAGCCAACTGGTCGGCCTCCGGCGCCGGCACACCCACCTGCCTGACGTCCTACAGCCGCGGCCTCTACGACGACCCAGACGACCAGGACGTCATGCCCAACTTCCCGCGCCTTGTAGTCTCGACCAACTCGGCCAGGCCAATGCAGCGCACCGACCTCACCTGCGAAGTCGAGATCGCTGTCGAGCTTCAACTCTCGGCCGACGACACCGACGAGGCTGCTGTGCTGACCACCGTCCAGGTGCTCGACAACCTGATCCTGCCGCTCTTCGACGACACCGGGGCCTCTGCCCTCGATGCCGCAGCAAACGACGCCAGTGGCCCGTTTACTGCGCAATTCGCCGCCCCTCTGGACTTTGGTGCATCCTCAATCTCTAATCGGTCCAGGACGTTCACCAGGACGTTCACCCTCTTTTGTTCGGCAACCATCTAACCACCCACACGAATGGCTAATTCACAAGGACTTGCATACCAGTTCGGTTCACCGGCTTCGGTGACGATGTTCGACACAGACAACGCAACCGCAGTTTTCACCGCCCTGGCGTCGATTGAGAGTTACGACCTGACTCACGAAGCCGACACTGAGGAGATTCGCAACAGCGCCGGCGAGACGGTCGGACACATCGGCTACAACGAGCGGGTGACGCTTAACCTCAATCTGATCCCATCTGGAGCCAATGCAGCCGCCGCCCTGGCCTTCTGTTCACTGGCCCCGGTCAATGGAACGGTGGCAATTAGCGGCGCTCCAGCGATTAAGATGATGGGCACAGCCGACATCCTAAACACCGGCCGGTTCATCTATGCCGGCGGTGGCTCGGTCAAAATGACCCAGAGC